CTTCATGCAAAATGGTATGACAGTAAATTTCTTTGGTTTGGTAGTGGAATTATAACTACATTGTTTACCGGGGTAATTATTAATGAATACTTAAAATAATGGCGCAAACACCGAATATAAAACAAATAATACAGCAACAGTACATGATGTGTGCTAAAGATCCTGTATTTTTTATGCGCAATTATTGTTATATTCAACACCCTAAACGAGGTAAGATTAAATTTAATTTATATGATTTTCAGGAAAACTCATTAGCAGAGCTTAGAGATAATCGATACAACATTATACTTAAGTCTAGACAGTTAGGTATTTCTACACTTTCTGCCGGGTTTGCGTTATGGAGCATGCTATTTGCAGAAGATTTTAATGTACTCGTTATTGCAACAACACAAGAAGTAGCAAAAAACTTAGTAACTAAAGTGCGAGTAATGCATGAAAATTTACCAAGTTGGCTTAAAGGTACTGTTGAAGCTGATAACAAATTATCATTGAAATTTAAAAATGGTTCGCAAATCAAAGCAGTTTCATCTGCTACTACAGGAGCTCGATCAGAAGCATTATCTTTATTAATTGTAGATGAGGCTGCCTTTATACGAAATGTAGAAGAAATATGGATAGCATCGCAAGCAACATTATCAACAGGTGGTGGTGCTATTGTGTTATCTACTCCAAATGGGGTAGGTAATTGGTTTCATCAAACATGGGCAGATGCTGAAGCCGCAATAAACGGATTCCACACAATTAAATTGCACTGGACCGTACATCCTGAACGAAATCAATCTTGGCGAGATGAACAAACACAATTATTAGGTGAACGAGGAGCTGCACAGGAATGTGATTGTGACTTTGTTAGTTCTGGGCATACTGTGGTAGATGGTGCATTACTTCTGGAATATGAAGAGAAATGTACAGAACCTATAGAAAAACGAGGATTTGATCATGGATATTGGATATGGGAATATCCAGACTATTCTAAAGATTATATTGTAGTAGCTGACGTCGCCCGCGGAGATTCTTCCGATTTCTCAGCATTTCATGTTTTTGATGTAGAGTCTGTAACACAAGTAGCAGAATATAAAGGAAAACTTCCTCCTAACGATTTTGGAAATATGTTAGTTACAGTTGCCTCGGAATGGAACAATGCACTACTAGCAATAGAAAACGCAAATATTGGCTGGGCTGCAATACAACCAGCAATAGATAGAGGATATCAAAATCTACACTACACATATCGAGACGATGGGTACACTGATGAATCAGTTCAACTCAAAAAAGGCTATGATATGAAAGATAAATCACAAATGGTACCTGGTGTATCTACTACAACCAGAACCAGGCCATTAATGATTTCTGCATTAGAAATGTATATGCGTCAAAAATCGCCGACTATTCGCAGTAAACGATTAATACAAGAACTATTTGTGTTTGTTTGGCTAAATGGTAAAGCTCAAGCACAACAAGGATATAATGACGATTTAGTAATGTCATTTGCAATTTCATTATGGTTACGTGATACCGCACTTCGTTTACGACAACAAGGAATAGATTTAAATAAAAGAGCCTTATCGCAATTTCAAAAAACCGCTCCAGTAATTTTTACTAATAAACCTAATTCAAGAGATACAGGATGGTCATGGGATACTGGTTTCGGCGATGAAAGTTTAACATGGTTAATTAAATAACCATTGGTTCTACAGGTAGTTATATTTATATTAAAAAAGAAATATGGCGTCACTAAGGAAACGTTTACAAAATTTATTTAGCACCAACGTTGTTGTTAGAGCATACGGAAAAGACCAAGTACGTGTTGTCGATACCAATCGTTTGCAGAGTGTTGGTAATTTAGCACAAAGCAAAGTTGCTGACAGATATACCAGATTGCACGGAGCAAATAAACATCGTGTTGGTGGAATGGGTGGATATGATTCTAACTATTATATGCACCAAAATCGTATGCAGTTATATGCTGATTACGAAATGATGGATAAAGATCCTATTATAAATTCGGCATTAGATATATATTCCGATGAATCTACATTAGCTGATCAATTTGGTGACATCCTAACTATTAAAACTAATAAGACTAACATACAAAAAATACTTTATAATTTATTTTATGATGTATTGAACATTGAATTCAATTTATGGGCTTGGATTCGTAACGTTACGAAATATGGAGATTTTTTCTTAAAACTAGATATTGCCGATGAATATGGAGTAATTAATGTTCGTCCATTTTCTAGTTATGAAATGGAACGTTGGGAAGAATTCAATGAGGCTACTGGCGAATATGAAATTAAATTTAAACATGTAGCATCAGAACAAATGACATATGACGTGTTTGAAGTAGCACATTTTCGTATGTTATCTGATTCTAACTTTTTACCATATGGTAGATCCATGTTAGAAGGAGCTCGTAAAGAATTTCAAAAACTAATGATGATGGAAGATGCGATGCTAATACATCGTATTATGCGCGCCCCAGAAAAACGTATTTTTAAAATTGATATTGGTAATATTCCACCAAATGAAGTTGATACATTCATGGAACAAATTATCAATAAAATGAAAAAAATTCCACATATTGATCCAAACACTGGTAATTACAATCTCAAGTTTAATCTTAACAACATGTTAGAAGATTATTACTTGCCAGTGCGAGGAGGACAATCATCTACTACAATTGATACATTACCTGGTATGACATTTACCGGAATGGATGATATTGAGTATATTAAAGATAAAATGATGGCTGCACTTAAAATTCCTAAACCATTTTTAGGATATGTAGAGGGAAAGACCACATTAGCATCAATGGATATTCGATTTGCTCGAACTATTGAACGAGTACAAAAAATAGTTGTTTCTGAACTAACAAAAATTGCTATTGTGCATTTATATGCGCAAGGATATTCCGGAGAAGATTTAATTGGATTTGAGTTAGAATTAACTTCACCATCGATTATTTATGATCAGCAAAAAGTTGCATTAATGAATGAAAAAATAACATTGGCTAATGCAATGAAAGATTCTAAATTAGTTTCAGACAAATACATATACGAATACATATTTAATATGGCTGAGGAACAATGGCTTCAAGAAAGAACCAATGTTATTGAAGATTTAAAACTTAGATTCCGTCAAAATCAATTAGAACAAGAAGGTAACGATCCAGCAGTAACAGGAGTGTCATATGGTACTCCGCATGATTTAGCAACTGTGCATATGTCGACAAAAGAAGTTGAAGAAAAAGACAAAGGAGGTCGTCCGAAAGAAGGAATAAAATACGGACAACATAAAAATGAATTTGGATGGGATCCATCGGGGCAAAAAGAATTACGGCAAGCATTTGATCCAGAAAATCAGAAAAATGCATTCCAACCAGATCCAAATTTCCGTAATAATGTAGTTAATATTGCAGCGGAAAGTTTTGTTAAAAAATTAAAATCTACAAAAAATAAAAATATTACTGTGATTACTGAATCTTTAAAATCTTCTGAAATAAACGATAATGATAAAGATCGTGGAACCATGTTAGATGAAAATAACATTTTGTAATTATAAACATATTTATTAAAAAGAATTAAGGCACGTAAACGGCATGAAAAAACTAAAACATTCAAAATACAAGAACACTGGTATTCTATTTGAAATGTTGGTTAGAAAATTAACTTCGGAAACATTATCTTCGAACAAATCGGTTACAATAGATATTATTAAAAAATATTTTGGTAAAAATACGGAATTAGCAAAAGAATTATATTTGTATAATAGTTTGTTAAAAGAAAATTTTAAAACCGAAGCGCAAGCATTAGAATATATCCGCACAGTTAAAGCATCTCATCTAAAATTGAATCAAGCAGTTTTACGTAGACAAAAATACAATTTAGTAAAAGAAATATCAGAAAAATTTATTTTTACGGATTTAGCAAAAATACAAATCAACAATTACAAAGTGTTAGCTTCAATTAATATGTTGTTTGAATATGCAGAAACTGATAATCCTAGAAAATTATTAGAATGTAAAAATGTAATTATACAAAACGGTTTATTGACAGAACGAAAAACACAAACTAAGAAAAATGAGTTAATTGAAACATTTGAATCTCAAAGCAAAGATATGAGATTACTATCATATCAATTATTAGTAGATAAATTCAATAACAAATATTCAGTATTATCCGAACAACAAAAATCTTTATTAAATAAATACATAACAAATGTTAATGATACGGTTGCATTGAAAACATATATTCAAAACATCATACCGGGTATTAAAAAAGATTTAGCATTACAGGCTAAACAAATAACAGAACCAGTTACTAAAATAAAAGTAGCAAAACTTTCAGAAATGCTATGCAATGTAGAAAGTATGAAAGTTATCAAAGAATCCCATGTATTGTCATTGTTGCGTTATTTTGATTTAGTTGATGAACTAAAAGGGGTGCATTCATGAAATCATTTCTTAAAGAAATAGAAGATAAATTCATTGAACTGGAGGAAGATAAATTATCATCACATGATTACGATAAGGATGGTGAATTAGAATCACCCGAAGCAGAATATAAAGGTTCCCGGGATCGTGCTATAAAAAAAGCATCGGATGATGAGGAGTTAGATGAAATGTCTACAACTGGTGGGGTTGCTGGATATAATACACCAAACGCATTTAGAAAAACTGTTAAGCGTGTTGGATATGCATCTGGAATAGAAGAATCAGTAAACAAACCACCATCATATTCATATAAAGATGAACGTTATCAAAAACCAGAATCATCTGAAGAAGAATATATGGATAAATTTCCATTTGCAGATTCTGATACAGATTGGCA